ACGTTTATTCGAGCAAGGAATTGATCGCCGGTGGTGAGGCTTGCGCGGATGAGCGCGTGCGCGAGGTGCGGGAGACATTCCCCGGTGCGGAAGTGGTAGAAGTGCGGTCGGACGGGCAATCCTAAATGCTACTCCGTGATTATCAGCAACGCACCATCGACCAGCTTTACAAGTGGTTTTCGGATGGGAACAAAGGCCATCCCTGCATTGAACTGCCGACTGGATCGGGGAAGAGCCACATTGTCGCTGAACTCTGCAAAGAGGCGCTGCAAACGTGGCCGGAAACTCGCATCCTCATGCTGACGCACGTCAAGGAACTGATCGAACAGAACGCTGAGAAAATGCTAACACACTGGCCGTACGCGCCACTGGGCATCTATTCGGCGGGTATGCGGCGCCGGGATATTGGCGAGCCTATCACGTTCGCTGGCATCCAATCTGTCCGGGCTAAAGCTGACCAGATCGGCCACGTTGATCTGGTGCTGATTGATGAATGCCACCTTGTCAGCCACAAGCAGGAAGGCGGCTACAGAAAATTGATAGCCAACCTGATGCGTATCAACCCGGCACTGCGAGTGATCGGCCTGACCGCCACGCCATACAGGCTAGGCCACGGGTACATCACCGACAAACCAGCCCTGTTCGCCGACATCATCAGCCCGGTTAGCATCGAAGAATTGATATTTAAGAAACACCTCGCACCGCTCCGGTCGAAACTAACCGCACATCAGCTTTCGGTCGATGGCGTACACCGGCGCGGCGGGGAATATATCGAAAGCGAACTGCAAGCTGCTGTTGACACAGATGAGAACAACACCGCAACAGTCGATGAGGTTATCAGCTTGGCCGGTGGGCGCCGGTCATGGCTGTTTTTCTGCGCTGGCGTCGATCACGCGCATAATGTGGCGGATATTCTCAATGCCCGTGATATTAGCGCGGCTTGCATAGTCGGGGAAACGCCGAAGGCGGAACGCGAACGAATCATCAACGGATTTAAATCGGGCAAGATACGCGCCCTGACAAACGCCAACGTCCTGACGACCGGGTTCGATCATCCTGACCTTGATCTGATCGCCATGCTACGGCCCACATTATCGACCGGGTTGTATGTGCAAATGGCCGGACGCGGGATGCGGATCAAATCTCATACCGACCACTGCCTTGTTTTAGATTTCGCCGGGGTGGTGCAAACGCATGGCCCGATTACAGCGGTCAATCCAAAGAAGTCGTCAGGTAACGGCCAGGGCGAAGCGCCGGTTAAAGTTTGCGATGCTTGCAATGAGTTGAACCACATATCCGCAAAAGAATGTGTTGCTTGCGGAGAGCCGTTCCCCCCGCCCAAGGTGCCAAAGCAAAAGCTCCACAATGACGACATCATGGGGCTGGATGTAGCAAAAATGAATGTGACCGGTTGGCAATGGCGGCGGCATGTCAGCCTTGTTAGCGGGAAAGAGATGCTAATGGTAACCTATTACGGTGCGCTTTCGGACAAGCCTGTGAATGAATATCTGACGGTTATGCACGATGGCTACGCCGGTCAAAAAGCAAATATGCTATTCGCCAAAATATCATACAGATGCGGGTCCGGTTTATATGGTTGTTTCAACATCGGTGATTGGCACCAAGCCGATTTGACCAACGTAGCCGCCGAAATGAACGAATGTAATCCTCCCGGTGTCATAAAATTCCGGCGGGATGGCAAATTTTACCGCGTCACGGAAAGGAGATGGGAATGAAAACCGAACACGAAGAACAGCGTGAATTTGTCATGTGGATGCGCCAGACACATCCAGACGCTAGAATATTAGCCATCCCAAACGGCGGGCAACGGAGCCGAACGACCGGCGCGAAGCTGAAGGCGGAAGGCGTCAGCGCCGGGGTGCCGGATTTGTATATTCCGAAATGGCGATGCTGGGTTGAGATGAAGCGGGAAACAGGGAGGGTTTCTCCGGCTCAAAAGGATTGGATTGCGTATCTGGAAAGCATCGGTAACACGGTGATCGTCGGGCAGGGCTGCGAGGATGCCAAAGAGAAAATCACATGGTACATAACCTTCGCGGCTGACGTTGCCGCGTATAAAAACCGTACGCACCAGTCAGCTTTTTATTCAGGTGATTAAATTTTTCACTCTCGTAGCAATCGGCATTCTCATATCCATCCTTCTTGTTGAGTTGGCTATCGGCTGCGGCCAAGTCACTTATTCTCAGGATCGGACGTGGGAATCAAATGAATGCCTTTTCATCGCCAATGAGATACATCATGGTCGGTGGTAAATTTAATGGTAGACTTTGTTCGTGAGCTATGTTATACATATTGAGATGACTCCCTAACTAGCCCCCGCCCCCAGGGGGCCTTTTTTATACCTCTCGCATCCTCGCAATTAACCTCTCCGCTCGATTAGGAACCTGTCGCCGCCACCGCGAGGAATGCATCTGATTCGCGGCCTCGTTATAGTCTCCTGCTTCGATAGCGGCTAGGAGGAGGACGAATTTTCCCATTCTATTCAGGCCCATATTGTACATCATATTTGCCACGATGAGTCTTACAGTCAGGGGCAGTTCATCAAACCCCGGTAGCAGTCTTTGGCAATCGCTGATCGTCCACGCGATGTCCCGTTTAAACAACTCCGCAACGCGCTCATCGCTGATCGGGGTGCCAACCGCCATAACGAACTCCGGGTCGCCCTTTTTGCATAGGTGCCCAACCCCACATGTCTTCAAATTCATGGAATCCAAATATATTACCCCGTTCCCGGAACCTTCGTCCGCCTCAAGCTCCTCTCGCAATTGCTCGATCATTTCTTCGTCTCCTTCTTTTTCCTCGGTGCGACAGCCCGCTCATAGTAAATTATGATCTGTTTTTGCTGCTGGAGGTAACGTTTTAGCTCGGCCATGTTCAGGGCCAGTGTCTCATAGTCGCGGACGCTGATCGCATAGAACAGGAAATCACCATTCTGCTTCACGAAGCGCCGTTTAAACGCTTCGAACGTATCCTCGGTTACAACATAAAAGTGCAAGTTGTTCAGGGACACCGGGCGCGGACGGTTCTGGACGGGTATCCTGCGTTCGATCTCGACCGTCCTGATCTCCAACGGCAATAGCTCCTTGAAATTGCTGCAACCGCTACTTAGCAGGAGCAGAGGTAATAGGAACAGCGCCAGAGAGCGTTTCAAATGATTTCCACAATTTTCTAGTACCATTGTTGATCTTCTTCTCCACTAACCCAGGCTTGCGTAGGCTGAGTTTCGCCAAGTTATGCTTCCTTAGTTTCCCGATAAGCACATCTTTGTAGACATTCGCCTTGGATAAATTCTCTTGAAGCTCCTTGTTTAACTCCGCGAATTTCTCCCTATCCTCGATCATGGCGGTGATCGTGTCATCCTGCATTTGCTTGGCAGTCTCAAGTTTGGCGGTGTTCTCGGTCAGAATCTGTATGCGGGCCTGGGTATCCTTGTAATAGTAATACCCGCCATATACGACACCGCCAACCAGCCCGAGAACTACGATCAGCATGTAGATTTTCAGCATCTACAGGATGCCTTTCTCCTTCAAGACGAAGGCCACTACCGCCGCGACAATTGCAGCGAAGACCAGCGCTGGCTGGTCAATTACAACGCCGACGCCTATGACAGCCACCCCGCCAGCGGCCCATGAGGACGGCTCTGTCATTCTACTGATAATCCACTTCATCTGTTTTCTCCTGGTTGGTTGAGGTTAGTTCGTCCGTGCCATGTGCACCGCCAGCATAACAATAATTGCGATGAGTAGTCCGATAATTAGTATTTCACCGACGGTAACTGGGATCAGCATCTTATTTACCTTTCGCCGATTTGGCGGCCAGTGCCTGCGCGCCAAAGAATGCCGCCACTATGCCAGCCACGGCAATGAAATAAACGCCCGCCATGTCGCCAAGGATTTTCGCAGCGGTGTCGATGCCCGCAACAACTGACACAACGACGCAGACGGGGTACAGCAGCATCCCAGACAGCGCGTACCAGGCCATGTGGCGTTGAGCGTCTGCCTTCTGGTCACGGTTCTCTAGGTCGATCATGCGCTCGCCAATTGCCAGCTCGGCATCACTGACAACACCGTCGCCGTCTGTGTCGAGCGCCGAGTAAACGCTGTCCTGCTGTAATTTTTTCTGCGCCATTATCACTTCCTCAGCAATGGATTATCGAGGGCATCACGCAGCTTCTTGTCCAACCGTTTTTCGAATACATTTAATTTGGCATCGATACCGTTAATCTTGGCATCGAAGCGAGCCGAGGCTGATTCCGTAATATCACGGATGTTTTTCTCGGATTGCCGTGCGGTAGTAGTAACCCGATTGATCTTGGCATCAAACCGCTCATTCGCGCTTGCTGCAATTCCGCGCAGGGTCTTTTCCGCCTGCCTCATGGCCGCACGGGTCTCCGCGTCGAGAGCGCGGGCGCGCTTATCCACGGCGGAAATGGCGTTCTCAAGGGACGCAGCATCGGCTCTTGTGTCCTGTCGGATATCCCGCACAATCTGTTGCACTTCCAATACCCGGTTGCGGACTGATGCCATTTCCTTAGTCACAGTGCCCAT